GACATGCTGATGTTCGGGCTTCGTCTCGGCACTGATCCACGCGTCGTCGTCACCACGACACCAAGGCCGGTTCGGATCATCCGCGAGCTGCTCGCCGACCCGACAACCGTCGTGGTCCGCGGTTCGACTTACGCGAACCGGCACAATCTAGCACCAGCCTTTCTGCAACAGATCATCCGCAAGTACGAGGGCACGCGATTGGGCCGGCAGGAACTCGACGCTGAAGTCCTTGAGGACGTGCCCGGCGCCTTGTGGAACCGCGCGCGGCTCGAGGAGCTGCGCTGGCCCGCCTATAGCAGCGTGCCGGAGCTCGTCCGCATCGTCGTGGCGATCGACCCGGCCGTGAGTAGTGGCGAGGATTCCGACGAGACCGGCATCATCGTCGCCGGCAAAGACGCCGAAGGGCACGGTTACGTGCTCGATGACAGCTCCGGCCACTACACGCCGACCGACTGGGCCAAAACCGCCATTGCTTTGTACCGCAAGCACAAGGCGGACCGCATCGTCGCCGAGGTAAACAACGGCGGCGACATGGTCGAAGCGACGCTGCGCATGGTCGACAAGAATATCTCGTTCAAGGCCGTGCACGCCTCGCGCGGCAAGGTGATCCGCGCCGAGCCAGTGGCCGCACTCTACGAGCAGGGCCGCATGCACCACGTCGGCACCTTCCCGACGCTCGAAGACCAGATGTGCGCCTTCACGACCGATCTTGACCGCGTCGCTGCGGGTCAATCGCCGGACCGTGTCGATGCGCTGGTGTGGGCCTTTAGCGATCTGCTCGTCGCGCCAATGCCCGGCGAGGGCATTTTTGAACTGTACCGACAACAGGCCAAACGCGAAGCGCAACCGCGCGAGCAGGCGCGGCCCAAGCCAGTGCCGCAGCCGGGATCGGTGGAGTGGTTCAACATGATCAACAACACCGAGACCTGACATGCCACGCGGTGGAACCCAGACCTCGCTTGTCGGCATGGTCAACACACTGATGGCGCCATTCCGCCGACAGACACCGGGCAAAGGCGCGCCGATCTACAGCTACGCCTGGAGCCAAGGCGGTGCTGCTGGTGGCCCCCGTCCCGCGACCAATGGCGACATCACACAGTTTGCGCCGGTCTTTCAGCCGTCGGGCGGCTTGTTTGCGCCGGGCTATCCACTGGTGCCGCCCGATTACGAGCGGACCAGAAGGTACAACTTTCCCGTCGGGTTAAATTATATCTACACCCCACGGTCGTTTGAGCCGATTGGCTTTGCCGAACTCAAGGCCTTAGCCAATGACGACATCACGCGGCTGTGCATCGAGACCCGCAAGGACCAGATCGAGAAGCTGGCATGGACCATCAAGCCGCGCGACGAGGAAGACGTAGCGCGCAACTCGGATAAGCGGATCAAGCAGCTCACCGAGTTCTGGGGTTTCCCGGACGGGATCACCCCATTTGCCAGCTGGTTGCGCGAATTGATCGACCAGGTGCTGGTCACCGATGCACCGGCGATCGAGCCGCGGCTCAACCGCGGTGGTGACATCATCGGCCTCGACATCATTGATGGCGCCACGATCAAGGTCTTGATCGACGACACCGGTCGGCGGCCGCGGCCGCCAGCGCCGGCATTTGAGCAGATCATCCACGGGCGGCCATGGGTGCTGCTCGAGGACGGGACCCGCACCAATACCGAGGAAGGCGAGGTCGTCAGCCAGTTTACCGATCAACAGCTGATCTACTTCCCGCGCAATCCGCGCGCCGACAGGCTCTACGGGTTCTCGCCGGTGGAGCAGATCGTGCTGACGATCAACACCAGCATCCGCCGCGGCGTGATGCAGCTGCAGCACTTCACCACTGGCAACATCCCCGCCGGCATGGTCAATGCGCCGGACGGCTGGACCGGTGAGCAGATCGCGCAGTTCCAGGATTGGTTTGATTCCAAACTCGCGGGCAATACCGCCGAGCGCACCAAACTGCTGTGGGGACCCGAGGGCGCCAAGTACCAGTCGATCAAGGAACCGCCGCTCAAAGACGATTTCGACGAGTGGCGCGCGCGGGTCATCTGCTTCGCCTTCTCGCTGCCACCCACCGCGTTCACCCGCCAGGTCAACCGGGCTACCGCCGAGACCGCGCAGGAAGCCGCGCTGGAAGAGGGGCTCGCACCCCTCATGGGCTGGGTCAAACGGCTTGTCGATCAGGTGATCCAGCGCCGCATGGGCCACCCGGACCTCGAGTTTGCGTGGTCCGACATTAAGCCGATCGACCCGACCGACCAGGCAACGATGCTGGTCAACCTCGCCGGCGCCGGCCTCTACACGATCAACGAGGCGCGCGACCAGCTCGGCATGGACCCGATTGAAGGCGGCGACGAGATCATGTTCAAGACCGCCACCGGTCCGGTGACGCTCGACAGCATCCTCAACCCGCCCGAGCCGATCATGCCGATGCTGCCGCCACCGGGCGGCGCACCGGGTCAAAACGACCGGGGTGCGCCAGGAAAACCGCCAAATTCGCGCCAGACCCAGCCCGGACAAAAATCGCCGCAAAAATCGCCGCAAAAATCGCCGCAAAAATCGCCGCAAAAATCGCCGCCGTCGACAAACGGCAAAACGCCACCGGCGGGCGGCAAAAAGCAGCCGACGACCGCCAAACCGGAGCAGCCCGAGGGCGGCGCCGAAGCCGGCGGGAAGGGGAAACCCAAGGACGGGGTAGGCAAAGTCGCCGACGACCCTCTTCGCCAAGCGGCGGGAGAGCCGCCGCAACATAGCCTTGCTCGACCGGACCAAGACCCGATTGCAGCGGAGGCTCGAGCACTTCTTCGCCGAGCGGGCGCGGGACGTGGCCAAGCAATTGGCGCAGGAGATGCGGCTCGAGGGCTGGGAGAAGCTTTAGCCAGATCCGGCGCCACGATCAGCCAGGACGAGGCCGATTACACCGATGACGGCCCGGTCGAGGCTGAGCGCTGCCGGCATTGCACGATGTTCCGTGCGCCAGACAGCTGCACGCTGGTCGAGGGCGATATCCATCCCCACGGCCACTGCCGGTTCTTCGAGGCCGCTGCGGCAAAGGCCGGTGGCCACGTCGATCCCGACAACGCGCGGCGCCCAGCCGAGCTGCCCTTAGCCGACGCGATCACTGCCGCCGATGTTCTGCATACCTCGTGGACGACGATCCGCGCGCGCGGGCTGCACTACACCGAGCGCACCGTGCCGACCGCCGACCTGGTCGCGCTGCAGCGTGTCGTCGACGGTGACCGGGTCGACCACGACGCCGAGATCTATGCCGAGCACGGCCAGAGTGACGCGATGGTGCCGCTGGTCCTCGACGGTGCCGCGATCGAGCGCGCCGGGAAATTCTTTATCCTGAGCGGCCATCACCACGCCGAGGGCGCCATGGAAGCCGGCGCCAGCGAACTGCGGGTGCAGGTACTGCAGACGCACGACGACGACTAAGCCGAGGATTAAAGGAGCAGGACGGCGGCGAGGAGCGTGAGCGTGAGCGCTGCCGCATAGCACGCTACGCCCAGGCACAGTGGCGAGATCCCCACCGTGCGGCCCTGGCGCAGCCAGACCAAGACCTTACCCATGACCATGCGAGGCTCGCGATGCGCAAATTGGCCCGCAGTCTCGACCGCGCCGCCGGCGAGCTCAACATCTATCTGCTGATCGCCGCGATCGGCCTCGCCGTCATCGACCTTCTGGTGCTGCTCGCCAAGACCATGCCGCCGGTAACCGCGATTTACCCGCAATGACGAGACCACTGAGAGTCATCTCTGGTGACCAGTGGAAACTGCGCACGCCACCTCGGAGAATTTGAATGACCGACATCGTCATTGTCAACCGCTGCACGGTTCTTACCGATGCTCAGATCAAGGCCTGCCTCCCGGCCTTTCAGGCGCAGGTCCTTGAGGATTTTGCGCCGCACTGGCACTATACCGCGACGCTGCACTTCGCCGGCCTTAAAAACGCGGTGCCGAGCGGGATGTGGCCGCTCTACATCCTCGACACCACCGACGTGCCCGGCGCTGGCGGCTATCACGACGACAACACCGGCACGCCCGAGGGCAAGGTCTTTGCCGCGGACGCCATGCAATATGGCGAGGCCTGGACGATCGACTTGACGCACGAGCTTCTTGAGATGCTCGCCGATGCCGACGCCAACACGATCCTGCCGCTGCCGGCTCCTTACAGTCAGTATCACTGCCTGCAGGAAGTCTGCGACGCGGTCGAGGCCGACCGCAACGGCTACGCGAAACACCGCTGGCCGACGGTGCGGCTCACCGATTTCTGCTACCCGGCTTACTTCACCGGCGGGCCTGGCCCCTATGATGCAATGCGCCGCCTGAGAGCGCCGGCGCCGGCGTTGCTGTCTGGCGGCTACCTCGGGATCGAGTTGCCCGACGGCCAATGGACACAGATCACAAAGCGCGACGAGCTCGGCCGCGCGTCGCGCCGCTCGCACCGGATGCACAGCCGCCTTGGGCGACGGCTGGTGAAAGTATGACCGGTCGCCGCGCCATTGACACGCTCAAGGTCATGGAGCGGCGCGGCTCGATCACTGCCGGGATGCGCCGGGCCGGCGAAATCTTCCGCAACTATTTCCGCTTGGCGCAACTCGATCCGCTGCGCGCCAGCGATATGAACAGATTACCCTCCGGCGGCAGACCCGCTCCTTCCAGCCGCGGCGGCGGGATCGAGGCAGCGCGCGACCAGGTCTGGCGTGCCATCCTGGCCGCCGGTGGTATCGGCTCACCTGGCGGCTCTGTCCTGTGGCACGTCGTCGGCTGGGAGCGCTCGCTCAAGGAATGGGCGCTCGAGCAGGGCTGGAGCGGCCACCGGGTCAGCCAGGAAGCCGCCTCGGGGATCCTGATCGCCGCCCTCGGCATCCTCGAGCAGCACTTTCAATAGCCGGCTTCCCTAGTCGCCGCCGCGACGTCGACACACTCAGGGCGAATCGCCAACCATTCGAACCCGTTGGTCTTCGACAGGCGGAAGATAGCGGCCGGCGCGAAGCTTGCGGATCTTGTTGCTTCTAGCGAGGTTCGTCATCAGCACCTGGAGCTGCGGATAGTCGATGTACTCCGCCGGCTTCTGCAGCTTGTCGATGACCTTTTGCGGACCAACGCCGTTGGGATGATCCGCCGCCAGTGTGCGCAGCGTCTCGATAACCTCCTCGCCGGTCACCTTTTGGCGCGGCGGGGGCTGACGAGCGGCCTTCCGCCCCGCAGTCAGGCTCACCAGTAGGGTTCGTGCACCGACGCCGACGGGCGGTTGTGGAAGTGTCCCGGTTGTCCTGACGCGAGCCGGCGGACGGCGGATCGGCAGCACTCTGCTCGGGCCGACCGGGTATAGGGCCAGCAATGCGCGGAGCAGCACCCGGCGCGGGCGGTTTTGTTCGGCTTCCTTTTCAAGACGGTCGATGTCCTGGTCGAGGCGCGCCAGCTCGCGCTGGGCCGATTGAACAAATTCACTCATCGGGCGACCCCCCTTTCTATTCGGAGCATATCATGCTGATCGGCATCACCGGGCATTCCGGTGCGCGCAAGACCGACGTCTGCAAGCACCTCTGCACAGCGCACGGGTTTACCCGGCTGCATGCCGGCGCGCCCGTCAAGAAGGCGGTGCGCACGCTCGCCGGTCTGAACAAGGCCCAGACCGAGGGCAAATTGCGCGACAACCCGACGCTGCGTCTGGGCGGTGCCGCGCCGCGCGATCTGATGGAAGCGGTCGGCGACGCCACGCACAGCGCCGCCCCCAATGCGACCTCAGTCGTATTGCAGCGCCGCGTGCAGAAGCGACTTGCCGCCGGGAAATCCGTGGTGGTCGATGGCGTCCGCAGCGCGGTCGAAGCGACCACCATCAAGCGGATGGGCGGCCACATCGTGCGCGCCGACGATGGCGGCTTGCACGACCCCGGCAAACCGATGGACCGCCGCCAGGCGGGTGTGCAGGCGGACATGTCGGTCGACACCAGCGGCAAAAAGAAAGCGCTGAAGGCGGCGACCGACCAGATGCTGGTCGATCTGCGTAGCTGACCATGGCCGATGCCGACGACGAGGAACGCCGGCGGCGGGCCACCGAATTGCTCGCGCAGGTGGAACTCGGCGACTGGTCGGTCCTCGAGGACGACATCGCCGGCGACCTGGCACCCGTCTACGCAGACGGTCTGCGCAATGTTGGCTTTACTGGAGATGTGCCGGAGACTCGGAACGACGCGCGGGCCAATCTCGGGCTGCCGCCGCTCGAGGAAGACGGTGACGAGATCCCCGCCATCTTGGACGAGATGCCGGATCTCGCGGCTCGCTGGGCCAAGAGCGAAGCCGCCGAGCTGATCCCCGGGCTCAAAGCGCGCACGCAGAGCATGCTGGTGACGACCGTCGTCGACGGGATCGCCGCTGGCGACTGGACGGCCAAGGAGCTGGCTGACGCGATCGCCGACGCACCCGCCTTTAATGGCGCACGCGCCAAGACCATCGCCGACAACGAGACAACGCTGGCCGAGCGCGAAGGCCTTAACACGGCAATGCGCGGCACCAACGTCGCGCGGGGCAAGCTGTGGTTTACCCAAGACGACGACGCAGTCGAGGAAGACTGCCAAGAAAACGCCGACGCGGGCG